CTACGTTATACACAGGCCTTCTTGGCTGAATACATCGTGGTGCCTTGTTAGAAGGTACTTTTTCACACTTTACAAAACTGTCACTATAAGCATCGCGTCTGCGAACACCATGGGTGGTGAAGTCAACTACTGCTTGATCATAAATTGTTCTTTTACGTCCCGTGTACATCTCAGCAAATTGCTCAGGAGAAACAGGGGAGGAAGAACCCAACTTAGTGACCAGCTGTCTACGAAATCCACTCAGCGTTTTGAAAACGTGACTTTCGTCAGGTTCAACAATCAACTGGTATACTCCATCGACATTGTGGTAGAAGACCCGCTCTAATAGTGCTGTCTTGAGGGTGTTGAGATTGGGATCATTAATTTTTAACGTCCTACAATCGTCAGAGATCCCGTTTATTACAAACATCTGACGACTTCGACAGGTTGCCTGGCTGTTCAGGTGAACGGTCAGCTGCGTATGCTCAAGATTACTCTCATGCCTAACGCCATTCACCACAGACAAGCCCCCTCAACAGTCCCGAAACCCAGCGCGCTTAAGCAAAGCTGCATAAGCGCCCTTTCGGGTTTGGGCTGTGTAACAACCGGCAATGCGCATTGCCGACAATTCATACTTGTCGGGAACAAATGATGCTGCAACGATCTTTGGCAGCACTATTTGTATTTGCGTATGTCTCAGATTATGCTCACGCATGATCTCGGTAGCATACCTACGAACGGCTCGTAGGTTGGCCTCTGTTGGCTTAGGAGTTCCAAACTTTGACTTCACTGCGGCAATGATCTCCCGGGCATACTTGCCTTTTCGACCATTGTGAATCCGCCGTTTAGCCTTTGGCTCGTCTTCATCCTCCAACACCAGGTGTGGTCGCGAGACACACACCAACTCTTCACATTCCTCCCCATTATTGTTTCCTTCCAAAACCTCAATGAGGGAATCATCATCGGCACCCTTAAAGTACCAATCCTTTAGCATAGGGATGATGTATGCATCACTAATGTAATACAAACCACCAACACCAGCTAGCATCGCAACACCGCACAAAAGTGCATTCCCTCCACTACGCTGTCGAGAGATCATCTCGTTAGTTTTCTTATTAATCGTTATCTCTGTAATTGTGGCCATGATTGTGATTAAAAAGGGGGGTAGGCTTTTGCCCTGCTTAAGGGTGAAAAAGGTGGAGATTTTCACTCCGTGGAACTTATTGTTGTCGGGGTTTCCACAAACCCCGGTCATGCGCTCCTCCACGCACATAACGATGCCCATCTAAATGAGCCCTCATAGTCCCTCGTACGATCAATTGGACGCTACTCCAAATCGATGCTCATGGTCTAAATTTAGGATCGTACTATACCCATGCTGACCAAGCATGGGTGGAAAGCGCAGACTAGGACACTTGTGGGTATTACCAGCGGAATAAATCCCCCACCGTGCGGCACCCCTTATGGGGTGATTGCCCCTCAAGAAATACAACTTGTGACTAAGAAATTGTAAGACTCCTGAGGAGTGAAAACGCAGTTAAATGGACCTAG